TGAGATCGAATTGAGATGTCCCGAACGTGACTCGGTCGGTAAGTATGGACGCGCGCTCGGTGAATTGTGGGTACATGAAGAAGGTATCTGGACAAATGTGAATAAGTGGATGTGCGAAAATGGCTACGCCGTTCCGTATATCGGACAAAACAAGAATGATGTCAAGGAACATCACATGTTACATCGAAAAATGCTAGCCGAACGTGGTGAACTTATCATCGATGAAGATGGAACGTTTTTAACGTCAAACGTGACGACCAATTAATATATTAAGTATATTATATGGATAAATATCTTAGACGTCTTTTAGCTATTATTGACGATAATAAACATAAAATGCGCGACGGTGATTATATCGAGATGTGCGATAATTTAAATAAAATAAGGAAAATTAGTGCGCGTGAACGAAGACAAAAGTGTTTTCGTACTATTATTAAATTAGTGAAATATACCATTATTACAAAAATTGGTTTAAAAATATTATTCAATAAAAGAAGAGGAGATGACGACGAACGAATATTATAATGTTGTTATAAACCCGGGTGATGTACCTGTATTGGGTATAAATGACGCGGTTCAAAGACCTCCACCATTACCCGTTACTGAACCTGTACAGGAACAAAATAGAATTCAAACAATGGATATTAATATAAGGAATGTCAAAATACGTAATGTATATAAGTTTTTTCATATTAATATGTTTATATTAACACTATCCTACAACATTTTGTTAATGCAGGATTATATAACAATTTTAGATATAATTTTGTCGTTTATAGAATGTCTTTATATTTCTGAAAATAATGAAAATTTTATAAAGGTGCATACGTTTTATTTGGTTATATCTTTTAGTTTTACAGCTTCCGAAAAAATGTATGAATTTATGGGATACTATTTCATATATAGTGTTATAAATGTGTTTACATTTATAACATTAATGTTAGATAGACATGTATATTTTACCGAGCAATTAAGATTGCGTATTGATCAAAATGTAGTTTAAGATTTTGATTTTTTAAATTTACTAAAAAAACTTTTTTTCCCTCCTTGGGACTTTCGAAGATTTATACCATTACCACAACCCCGACCTAAAAACCTGAGTTGTTGTTTTCTAAATTCTTTGTTTACATTTTGCTTGATTTCGTCCATTGTTTTATTACCCAATTGGCTAATAAACTGTTTTTTATCGAGACCATTACAAATTTTATTTTTAGAATTTATATAATTTGTTAAATTTTTTCGATTTCTATCTGTATTGTTATTAACCATTTGTATAAACTAATATTTTATTTTTCGGGTTTTGCGGGCCCGGTGTATATATGTTTATGTACCCATAAATTACATACCCATTTTTCACCGGAACTAACTGGTGCACCACCATGTAGAGCTTTTTCCGTCATACCTTCATAATTATTCAATGTATTAAAAAATAATGCATCACCTTTTTCTAATCGGTATTCTTTATTTATAACTGGAAATACAGTCTCACCTCCTTCATAATCATCATTTAAGGCGATTATAAATGTATACATACGTCTATTTTTATCGAATGAAAATGTATCCTGATGAGGTTTATAAAATCCACCTGGTTTATATCTAAGAACCTGTAAATCTTCAAAGTTTTCTAAAGGTCTATCTGTCATGGATTGACATTTACGTATAAGTTTATCAACGACGGGATCCTCTGATGCTCTTATCCACGCAGTTTCACTTTTACGCTCTGAATTATTTATTTCATAATCTCCCCCAATTGTTGAAGGTTCTAGATTAGGTTCTGCTATTTTCCTGATATGATCGCATTCCCGTTTTGATAATACATTTTTTATTACTGTTGGGTTTCTATATATAGGTATAAAGAACCATATAATAAGTAAAAATGATAAAAACAAAATTATTTTATTCGTGTACTTCTTCATTTTATTATAATAAGCTAATATATTTTTTTAATAAAAATTGTGGTGGACATAATAATAAATTTACTGCTATATCAGAATATCGACCAAGTATATTATCATAATGAATTATAAATGCAATAAACCAAAAATAAAGTGAAATAACATAATGTAACCTTGACATATTAGACGCACTTTTTATAACACCTACGATGAGATTTACATCTAAATATTTTCTATCGTCGATACCAGATTTACAAATAATTATAATACATAAAAAATTAAATAATATATCTATATGTTGAAGTCGATTCCATATATATTCTAAGATTAATAGGTCAATATGTCTTGCTATATAAACAGTTTTATATGTAACATCATTTGAATGTAAATGATAAATTATATTTGTTAAATTACTAAAATTTCCCAAAATCATAAATGGAAACACGGATGTAATAGCCGAAACTATTTTAGTTTTCATTTATAATAAACATGCATCTATTCTTAAAGTGCGCGTAAGAATATATAATGTGGTATAGAAGAATTATATCTATTTCTTATACGTGTTATAACTTTATTAGAATAATCAGCTAAACCATGAACTGTTCGTAATATATACTTAGTTTTAGATGTATCAATCATCCATTGACGAAGTAAATCACCACACGCATCCGAAAACATTTCATATATATTACGTATATCTTCTATTTTAGATTTATATTTATCACGTTTTTGTAATTCTTTTTTAAAATTGTCAATTGATATATCTTTTAATAGATAATCTATACGTAATTGTAAATTATCATCATCATATAAACCCCCATATTTATATATAAGATCTCTATCTATCATTCTAAGTCTAAAACTCAAATCTAATATATTTTCATTTGCATTTACACAAATAAGTTCTTCATACGTTGGTCGACCCCCACATGGTATATCACCATGTTCTCTCGATCTCTTTTTAAATTCAAAATAATGAGGGTTATGTACACGACCAGTTTCTATACGTCCCGAACGCCAATCAAATGCGGTATGACATTCTGTACACCACATTTGCGCACATCCATCTATTTTATGTATCATAGTTCCACATTTAGGGCATGGTTTTGTATCCTTATTTATGAGTTTTATAGTTTTAACTGTTTCAGGATCACATATATGGTTAGGAGTTATTGGTTCATTGCAATGTTCGCAAAATGTTTGTAAACATAAACCACAATTCATATTTTTATCTAAAAATCCTCTACATTCATAATAAGGGCATTTACGTGTAAATGATGAACCACTTACATCACTGATACTTAATTCGAGAGTCTGTACATGACTGACAATATCTTCTATTTCATGTCCTATTTTTGTTATAGAATTGTCATACACCTCTGTTGAATTATTCATATTTATAGCTTCTGAGCGCATATTTCTCATCATATATAAACCATCTAGAAGTTCAAAATATCTTTGTCTAATAGATTTCATTTTTAGTTTATATTCTGCATATGGTTGTGTTTCTGGCATACGGGCCATTTCGCGTTCATATAACATATTCTCGCGATGGTTTTTATATTCCACATTTCGAAAACGTTTCGTGCAAAATGAATCTATAAATTCACGATCATGTTCATGTTTACAATTCATACAATGTGGTTCTTCTATAGACGATAATAAATATGTTTGAATACATGTTTTACACGCATTATAACTACAATAAGGGCACGTCACTTTTTTGTGATTCGTTTTATTATACGCATCACAACAAACTGAACACGTATCCATACTTATATGGTATACGTTTTTTTTCTTTAATAAGTTATTTTTTTATTTAAGGCGGTTTGTATTTAACAATATAGCGATTACAACTGCTAAGATTACGAGTGGTAAATCATAAGAGGCTTCAGATTTGGAAGTCCACCTCGTGGTAAAAAACACGGATAGAAAAACACCTGCTATTCGGAGAGCGGCTTCTGTGTGTTGATTCATTTATTTATATATACTTACATTTTTTTCTCGTTGAAAAACGGGTTTTTATCGAGTTTCCCGTCGTGAAATAAAACTGGGTTATAACTCGTTCCGTCTGCGTAATACACTTTCGTATAAAACGATTTTGAGTTTGGATCCCAAATATTTTTTCGTTTTAAACCACACTTATACAAAAGATGTTCGTGCATATCATCTCGACTTCCTGTATATTCCTCGGATTTGTTTCCCTTAACGATAGTTTTTGCTTTCTTTTCATCACTAATAGAGCGGGCGTATTGGATCATCACGGATGATAAACCTCTGTGCATGTTTTATTAGTAATTGGAATATTTCTTTTATGTATGTTTTAAACTATTTTTATTTGATATAACCACTTTTTCTAAGTTGTCTTACTTTACTGCTTAATAAATTTTCAACCATACGTAAATTTTTATGGTTTTTGGAATTTTTGACTAATGATTTAAACCTAATTGCATTTTTATGCGCTTGTCCTTGTAAATTTTTATTAATTCTATTAATAACTCTTGTTTTTGAATTTTTAAAAAAGTTACTTTCCCCTCCTTCCCGAGTTCCGCCAGCCTTTGCGGCTGTGGTAGCAGTAAAAGTGTCGATGGCTTTTTCCTGTTCCTTTTCATGTCTTGCCTGTTCCTGCATATTTTTTCGCATATTTCCCTTAATTCGTTCAAATGCTTTATTTGCTTCCATTCCACTACTTCCAGTCAAAAAACCCTTTTTCCATTGTGTAAGGTTTGCTCTTTGAATATATTTACCACGATTAGCTTTCGACATATTTGGGTACGTTTTAGTGATATATTCTGCGAGTTGTTTCTTAACTTCCTGTCTTTTCTTTTTATTCGCCGCCTCATTATAATTACCGTTCAACTTTTCAGAATTTATAGTCTGTTGTATACTCGGTGCAATATTTTTGATTTGTATACTATAATTTTTGAGTTGGTTCAATAATTTATTTTTAACCTTTTGGTCCATTTGTGTTTCCTTAACTTTCTTTGTAAGAGATGCACGTAATTGTTGATTTTGCGCCGCTTTCTTTTTGGCAGCTTCTTCTTCTTTTTTCTTCTTTTCTTCTTCAATTTTTTTCTTTGCAAGTGCTTCCGCCTTCTTCTTTTCAATCATCGCTTCTTTTGCCTTTTTATTGGCTTCTTCTTTCGCCTTTCTGTTTGCTTCTTCCTTTTCTTTTGCTTTTCTATCCGCTTCTTCTTTATTTTTTCTTTGTTTTGCGAGTTCTTGTGCTTTTTTAATCGCATTTGACTTTATGGTATTGAAATTTTCACCTTTATTATACCTTTTAAGGAACGATACTTTATCTGCATTTGTTAAGTTTTTAGAATTGTTTAGGATTTTACTCAAAAGACGTTTTTGTTGTTCTTTTAATTTAGCTTCTTTTGCCTTTTTATTGGCTTCTTCTTTCGCCTTTCTGTTTGCTTCTTCCTTTTCTTTTGCTTTTCTATCCGCTTCTTCTTTATTTTTTCTTTGTTTTGCGAGTTCTTGTGCTTT